GAGGTCAAGCGTGTCGGAGCCTCCAGTATGTGCGGCGGTAGCGGTAGGGTTGAAGACTAGGCCATTGAACGAGATGCCGTTGGCATCAACCTTGATGGCCGCAGTAGCGTCTGGGGCCGTTCCGACTCCGACCTTGCCAAACTGGTCAACGACAAACTTGGTGGCGTCCGGGGTCGTAGAGTCTTCGACCTCGATGGCGTTGCCTGTTCCACGCTGAGTTACACGAAGTGCGGCAGTTCCCGAGGCAGTCGTATCAATCACCATTTGATTGGTGAATGTGTTAAACTGATTTAGGACAGGCAGATTGTAATTAGCACCGCCCATCTTGTATGTCAGTTTTGGAGAGGCGGCGTTGGAAATCCAGATGTCACCGTTTGCGGCAGACGCTGGGGCAGAGTCGCATTGTCCACCAAGGTTAATGCTTGGAGTTGCTACACCGAGCGTTGCTAGATTGACCTTCCCGGTGAAGGTAGCGCCAGAGAGTGATGCCTTTCCAGAAGCAATTGCATCTACTTCGGTTGTAGAATACACAGACAGATTGCTTCGTGCGTCCGACTTGCTAACAAGGTCAGCAAGGTTTAACGACTTCTTGGAGAAATTGGCTTGAGACCAATCCTGCGATGACAATGCCTGAATGGAGAACCCATCAGTATATCGAAGCACTCCACCTTCATACCAGAACTTTCCAGCGGTGAAGTATGGGTCTGGATTGTATGCAGTAGTTACAAGTTGGATTAGTCCAGTACTATTGAAAGATATGTAATTTTGTGAAGAAACCCAAGACTCCGTGGCGTAACCCTGTCCAGTCACCCAAGACATCGTAGCCATATCGCTGATGGCAGAAGAGGTCAGGTAACCTTCTCCCTGAACCCAAGACACGGTTGCGAAGCCCTGTGAAGTCACCCAACTCTCCGTGGCGAAGCCCTCATTGCCAGTATAGGCTAAAGTCTGTTGACTGCCATTAGGGAAAACAATTTTGTCTGGGTTGATAGTGACAGAACCAGTTCCGTTATAAACTTGAACGATGCCCGGCCCTGCTTGAAAGGCTTTCCAGGGATTTACACCATCATCATAAGTTGCTCCAAGTCCTGTAAGAGCAATGTTCATACCATTAACTCCGTCAGACCAATTGAAAGAACCAGAGTTGCCCATCACATTTTGTGCATCGTGTAGGAACCCACTTGTCTGCACCGTTGCGTCTGGGAATGTCAGCCCGATTGGGCTAACTTTCATATGGCTTGCACCATCGTAAGTGTCTAGGCCGTCAAACTCGACCGTAGTACCCTTGGTATGATCAGAAGAGAGTTGTACGCCTAAGCCCCAGCCAGCAAGTTCCGAGTCGGTGAGCGTGGATGTATCCGAAGCCGTTAGGCTTGCGTTGGCATCCAGCGCGCCGCCAGCAGTAGGCAAGACGGTTTCCCATTGACCAAATTTCCGTCCATAGGTGAAAGCGGTAGCACTTGCATCTTGGATAAAGCCAGACGGATTGCTGGCATCATACTTGGCGTCTAGGGCGCCCTGGAGATCAGTCTGTGAAGAGAGCGTCCCGGTGATGTTTCCCCATTCGGCAGGAAGCACAGAAGGAATGTCTGCGATTGTGGCAAATGCGTTGACGGCTGTAGGATAGTTTGCCGCGCTTAATGCACCAGCAATGTTAGTTCCAGAATTATTGCTGACACCAATGTTTTCCCAAATTTGGTTTTGAGTGTTTCCGTCTGGAGACTGGTCTGCATCCCGGCGCACGAAGCGCGCGTTGGCAACCTGTTCGGACATAGCCGTACCAAGCGGTAGAGGGACAAGTACGCCGTCGGAAACAACATCGGCGAATACATTGCAAGCCGTCTGAATCAGAGTGTAGCGCTTGCTGTCAACGCTCATAGAAACCTCAATCACGGTTGCCTTACGATCGGCTCCAGCAAGGAACTGATGGCACTCTGCCGTGGCAAAGTTGATAGATCCAGAGAAACCATTGTAACCAACTAGGTTCCCAGTTGCGGTAAGGACGCTATCTACGGCGATTGCAATGTCCCATTGGTACTGACCAGTAGCGAACACTTGGGCCGGGGAGAGTAGACTAGCGATAGACGAGGTACTGGCGTTGTAAGCCACAGTAGCCGTCTTGCTTCCGTAGGCGATGGTCATCGTCCCGGCCCTAGGCTGTGGATCGATGCTGACACGCCAGATACGATTGATTCCGTTCCAAGCCTGGATTTCGGATACCGTAACAGATGGGGTAGGGAGTGCAGTCCAGACAACGCCTAGAGCAATCGGATTTTGGCGCAGTTCAACAAAAACAATCTGGCGAGTCTCGGCATCACCTTCCTGGACGAGGCTGATGGACTCGTAGGAGGATGGGGTGAGGGTATCGGAGCCGATACCGATGGAGGGTTTGAGGCCATAGGAGTTCCAGGTTATGGTATAGCCATCCCCAGTCTTGGATACGGTAACGCCACCAGCGGTGGATACTTCGGTAAGGGCGTTGAGGGCGGCGGCCACTTGGGTGGTCGTCGCGTTGTAGGGCATAGGCTGTGTCTCGGTAGTCCCAACCATCAGTTCCCAAGTACCACCAGTAGGGTAGGTGTTGGTATCGCCTACGGCTACGCTGATCGCCGCGCCAGCCGGGAATGGAACCTCAACTGGAGATGTTCCTACCCCAGCAGAAGCAACAATATGCAGTTCAAGTTGGGCCACATTGCCCTGATAGAAGGACGGTGAAGCCGCCTGGATAAAAGCGTTCTGATTTGCAAGCAGACGGTTGGCATCAGTTGCCATCCAAAGTCGGTAGGTATTGATAGCCATAGTCCTATGCCTAGCCCCTAGTCAAAAGGGGGTTATTTGGAAAAGTCTATCCAGTTGATAGTCCAATTGTTTGGCGGGAACAGGCCGGGAGATGTGTAGGTTACATAGTTTGCAGACCCAATAAAGATCATAGTACCCCCATGCCTGTTTGTAGGAATGCTCCATTCTTGGTTATCTGGGAACATTTCTTCACCAATAGTGCAAGTAGCCGTGAACTCCTGTGGTTCTGGAGGGTCACCATTGGGCTTATTGGCATAAGGGATAGGCCAGTAACGGACGGTAACATTTACCGAGACTCCAACCAGCGACTTTTTGGTTGTCTCATAGTCGTAGCCAAGAAGGTAATCAACAAATGGCCCTCCAACCGGGTACTCTCCGTTATTAGGGAACTTGTATCGGCTCTGTGAACCTTGTTGTCCGTAAAAATATTCAAAATTACCGCTACCCAATCCAATCACAAGTTTTGCGTGTAATAGTCCTGCAAGATTGTCTGGATTAGGGTCTGGTGGTTCCCATCCCTCAACTTGCACATAACTAACGCCAATAGGTAGGCTGTGGCTTGAATAGTAACCAGTCTGGTCAATATCAAATGGAAACGATTTAAGTAAAGGGAAAGGTTGAAGTTCACGATTAATAGATGCTGGATATCCATATGAACGCTTCCCTGTTGGTGTAACATATGTGTTGGTAAACTCTCCCCAGTTACTTTCCTGTTCCAACTCTTCGACATAAGTACCAGAAGAAGGCCATAATGTTGAGCGAACTCTTGCCCAAGTATTTCCCCACATACCTCCAACCCGGTTGGCGGCCGTCTTGCTTGGGATTGGCAGGGACATCAGACCTGGGCGTAGTAGTAGTACGCATCCTGCGTTTCACCAGAGCCAACCTGGATACGGTCACCCCACAGAGATCCGCTAATCAATTGACGCGCTTTGCCTTCAACAATCTGTGCGATGGCAATATAGGATGTTTCGGTGTCTGATTGTGGAATAGAAGACCCTGTTGAGATATAAACATTATCTGGATCTGGGAATACCTTTCCTGCGCTATCATACCACACTTCGAGGTAGATGTACCCATCATTAAGTGGGTATGATGCGTCAATTCCTTGCGGGATGATATTGTTTACCATACCAGAGCAGACCGTGAACTCAACCGAATCATTAACGATACCAATGCTATGAACCTGGAATGGGAACACGCACACATCTCCTGTGCAACCACCAGCGATGAATAAACTTGGGTTGTTGTCGGTGAATCCAGATAATGAATATACGCCTTCAGTTGTAACATCTCCTGCAAAATCCTTACAAGCCAAGCAGTCTGCTTTGTTGATGATGTCTTTCCAGGGAGGGTTGCTATCTGCGTTCTTGTTGTAAGGATCGTCGACCTCTTTTTGATCTTCAACATTCATTAACTGGGTCATCCCCATCTGCATTGGAGTAGTGAGATCAAGGTTCCCGGTGTGATACTGGATAATCTCAAAACTGTTTTGATATTTAAGAACTCCAGCGGTGTTTGCGGTAATCAAACTGATTGGAAGACCCTGTAATTTATTTACAAAAGTTACATAGAAATATCCGTTTGCTCCAGATACTTGGACATTTCCTGTGAGTTCAGGGATGGCGTTAAGCGATCTGAAAAGATTTAAAGCGTCTGGGCCTACCGTGCCTGTAGCGTAATCCCAGATCACAGGGAATGGGATTGGAGAAGATATGAAGTTATATGAGAATACAATTGCCCCAGCCATAACATCTTTAAAATCAGACATATTAACATACTGAATCGTGTTACATACCATCGGAATCCCGGTCTGTTCATAGCCGATATAACAGTAAAACTGTCCAGCCCCTTTTGAAATTATTGTGGCAATCGCTTTATAGTTATAACCAATCTTACGAGGGTTAAGCCAAGTGGTGTGACAATGTCCCCAGTCTCCAGCCAACTCTGTGTCCTCTGCCTTGTACCCGGTCATAGGCTGAATGTTCATCGTCTGTTCGTAAACAGTAGGGCCGCAATCTTTGGTAATCTTGGCAATGTCAGTTGGGTTTGTTTGTGCGAATATTCCAATTGTAGGAAGTCCTCCTTTAATAAATGCCCCAGCGCTACTTCCAATACCCTCCCCGGCGTCCCACTTAAAGGCGTAGATTACAACTGGATCATTCGTATCAAACAACCTATAACCACCACCTCCCTCCATCATTTGATTTGAGAAACTAGGGTCTGGATCGTAGTATGGATTTGGATAAATATCGTTATAACTTGCCCTAGATCCAGTTCCGCAAATCTGAACTTTATTAAACCAAGCCTGTTTAATGTGGGTAAATGCGCCGTCCTTAATCATTGGCATAGCGCTTGAACTATACGACACGCTACCTGTTGCTATTTGAAGGTATCGGAAACCATTAACATTTGAAATCCAACACTCAAAAGGAGAAGAGATAGCACCCCTTCCTCCAGAGTCACCCAACTGTGCTGGAAGCATACCAGTTGGATCGCTCTTTCCGCTACCTGGAAGGGTCATAGACCCAATGAAGTTCTGGGTAATCTCCCAACCACCTTCGATGGGAGGATCTGCTTCCGGGTCTGGCTCGATATAAACAACGCTACCAATTTTAACCATCTCCCAAAACGCACCAGCAACAGGAGGTGTTCCTGGAAACGCTACTGGGCAAGACGGTGCGAAATCTGGACACGCAACAATAATAGGGTCTGGATCAATGGGAAGGTTAGTAGCCTTAAAGATGAATATCCCGATTGGGATTTCTGACTTTGGAACTCGGATGCCTCCGTCTCCAATGAAGATGGCGTTATCATCGTCAATTACTGGGAATGAAGGTAGCGCAAACCAGTTTTCAATCGTTGTCTGCGTCGTGCAAACAGGTGGCATAGGTACTCCAGGCACTTCTAGGAGTTTAGGACTCCATACCACTTCGCCCTTTACAACCCGGATGATGAATAGACCTGTGTCCTCCCCCATTATGAAGTAAGGCTCTACGACAATCTGGAACTGCTGAAGCAGTTCGGTGACAGGATCTTTGGGTGGCTGTGGGATGTACATCCCAACCCCTCCATTGTTAGCCGTAAACAGTACGCCGTCGGAAGGGCCAACTTGCGCCTTGTCCGCAGAGGTAGCCAACTTGTTGAATGTCTTGGCGTACAGGTGATCTCCAGGGGACATACCCCCAGAGGCGTTATTGGAAAAGCCTTCTAGTCCCATTAGTCGTGAGGGCTGGTTTCGTCGAAAGGATAGATATCTGGATCCCAACCAATGACACCAGACATCATAAGATCAGCCTGTACCTTGTACAGGCCGCCATAGACTTCAACGGAAGCACTAGTGCAAAGGTAGGTGCGATTGCGTGAAAGGCCATCTGGCAACGAGAGAGGTAGTTCACTATCAAAGTTATCAAGAAGGCTGTTATATGGAGCCGGGAGGACGATGGCTCCGATGTTACCCATATTAGCCCAACCTACCCGGAGTACGGTCTTCTGGGCTGTTTCGGCGCTATTCGTGTAAGCCAGACAGCGAAGAGTGACACCAGGCTTGAAGTATGCACGGACGCCAGCCTTTAAGTTGACAGGGTCTTCTGTTTTACGCGACGGCAAGAATGCCACAAACTGGTATTGAGTAAGTTGCCCTGATGCAGTTGTGGCTACAGAGAAGTGAGCCTTATTTGGGTTAATTTCAGGGTCATCTTCATTGTCGTAGATATGCTTGGCAGGGCCAGCAAGGGGGATTCCATTACCAATTTTAGCGCATTGAATCTTTGTGAAGTTTGGATGGGTCTCGATGGCCTCCTGTGAGGTGGCGCTGGAGACCTGGACTTGAGTGATTGTAGAATCGGATGCGCCGTCGATACCACAGTAGTCAGCCATCACCGTACAGATACCATTGTTGCTGGTAGCAACAGCCTTATGGAGGGTCATGTTCTCAAGCCCGGTGATAGGAGGGGCATCACCTCGCTTAAAGTCCGTGGTGATATCGTAGGACTTATCAGAGTCAGCGGTGAACTTGAGTTGCATCGTGACAAGGCCAAAACCATCGTGTTGGATTGTCCAGTTGCGATCCATCACATAGACGGATTGGAGTTTTACTCCATACTCCTTGAAGGTTGTACCGGGTGGTTGAAAAATAGGGAATGGCATTGTTATTTGGCTACAGGGCCGTTGGTGTCTTTGGGTTCACGATTCATGTACCCTTTGAGGGCAGATAGATCCATACCGCGTTCAAGGGCGTCTGCTGTTCGGCGGGTATTGTCAGCAGTCTCCTGGGCGAAGTCAACGCGAGAAATAGCGGACAGGACATCCCCACCGCCCATCTTCTGCATCGTGGAAGCCGCCTGGAACATCCCAGTCTGAAGGCTCATCTTGCCCTCTTCGGAGATGCGCTTATCAAACTCGGCAATGACGGCTTTCTGCGCTTCGCTCCAGGCTTGCGGATCACCGAACTCTTCGGCTACCTTATTGCGAACATCCTTGGTTTGTTCCCCAAGCCCCCTAATCCCATATGGGTTAGAATATCCTCCAAAATCCGGGGAAGACCCACCGGGTAAATCTCCAGCAATGTTTGAAAAAATTTTAGAAGCAGAGCGATCTGCTGGCTTTAAAAGTTTATCAACAATACCTTTAGATTCTTCTGGTTTTGCGAACCGCATTTGATCATTAAGGGTTTCAATGTCGTTTTGTGCAAATCCAGTAACACCAGCGGCAAAGTTTGTAGTAATCCAATCCCAGATACCAGCACCAGTCTTCCCCGCATCTGCGGCCGCTGATACGGAAATACCGCTTACGACAGGCGCTTGATCTTTCATCGCCTTAATGCCTTCGCTTCCCTGGCGAAGTAGGGGAATCATATTCTTAAACGAATCACCAAAGAGTTGGTTTCCAAGCGCCGCCATCTCCGATGTTTCGGCGTGTTTCTTATAGGCGTCGGCCATCTTCATCAGTACATCGGTTGATTGGATGCTATGATTCCTGACGCCTTCGATGCTAATCCCAAGTCGGCGCATAGCCACGATATTGACACCGCCCTCTAAGGACATCTTACCCATAGTCTTGTTTCCGTTAGCAATTGACTGAACAAACTCGTCAAAAGAAACACCAGACATTTTTGCGGCATATCCGAATTTCTGGACTTCCTCTGTAGACAGCCCGGTGATGCGTGAGGCTTTCTGGATCTGTTCAGCCCTGTCAACGCCGTGCTTAAAACCCTCAATACCAAAGTTAATAGCGGTGGAAAGTAGGTTAATACCAGAAAGCATACCAGCGGCTTGTCCAGCCAAGTCCTGTTGGAACTCCGCTCCCCAACCCTTCTCCCAAGGGAATGCAGATCGATTAGGGCCGCCAGCCCTGCCGCCACCGCCGCCAGAACCACCAGCGGGCGGGGTAGAACCAGCGTTGTTGCCACCGCTTGCACCACCAGCGCCACCCTTACCTCCAGTACCACCAGCGGCCGGGATCTGCCCAGGCACGGTGACATTCTGGAGACCAGTTGTGTCCGCAACAAATTTAACTTTTACTTCGTCGCTCATTTCTTGGTTGGGATATTCATATTTTTAAGCATTTCCATTGCTTTCTTGTCTTCAGGCGAGACAACATTGATGTCTGCGCCATTGGCTACGGCGTTGGCTACATACATCCATACTGCTTCAGATTCAGGCATAGTCCAGGCTTGCTCGTATGGAATTCCGTTACGAACAAGACTAGAGATACACGAAAGGATGACACCAACTCCGCGACCATCTCCATTGGATTTCTTATCCCAAAGGACAGGAGCATTGTCCTGGTATTGGAGGTATTCAGAAAACTTGACCATTTCGTTGTGATAGTTTTCGTCTGAAAGGAAAATTGATTTGAATCCACGCTTGTCCACTTCGTCTGGCTTAACGGCCAGCATCTCCTTAAGGCTGTATGTTGAAAGGATTCGGCAAGCCAGCACCAGATCCATAGGGGACATCCGCTTATCTTGACTTACTGCCCCTGATTCAATTTCCTGGAGGATAAGCCTGTGCCGAAGGCACATAGGCTTCAGTACGCGACCACAGACCTCCATCTCCAAGATGGAAGTCTTGATGGCCTGTGTATAGCGGCAATCCAAGGGCCGCTGTTGCCGTTAGGCAATCTCCTGGTACTTGACGGCCTTGACGGAAAGTTTGCGGTACTCGGTGTTGGAGCCACGATCCGTGACATCCTTCACGATCCAATCAAGACCACCATAGGACAGTTTGTTGCCGGGGATGACGGAGTCGGTAACCTTGATGACGCCTTCGATGGTAATTTCGTTGCGCTCATCGTCTAGGCGGTCGGTGATAACGCGACCAGTCTCGTCCATTACTTCAACATCGAGGGCAAAGCGCACAGTCCAATTGTCGGACTGAACAACGAGGCCAGTCACGGTGTCATAAAGACCATAAACAAGAGCCTGTCCAAATTCCTTTTCGGTTGCCATAGTGGTATGTTATACCACTAGCCTAGTGTCAAACTACTGGGGGTGGTAGAACGGCAACTAGGGTATAAGTGACCTTATTGCCGTAATTACGGCTATGCATAGCCTCATCGTCAGACTCAATCCAGGCGGCATACAGTTTACCGTCTTCGGGTTCCCAAAGATCCTGAAGGGTAACAAGGTCGGACATATATCCATGAACCTTTGAGACGCGCTCCCGGTGGGTGGCAAGGGTGTCATCGTCCGCGCTGGAGTAGACATAAACCTCAAGTTTGACATGGTAGTTACCAAGGGGATTGGCACCCAGTTCCCTGGGCGGTGAAGACTCGGACGCATAAACCACTACCATAGGCATAGAGCGCAGGGAGTCGGTGATGCCCTTGACCACCGTTGCGTCGGTGACATTAGTGGCTAAATAGGAGGAAATCTTGTCCTCCACGATGGCTCGGATGAGGGAACTCATTCGGAGATGTCGAAGCCTCCACCAATACCGTGGTGGGTGGCAAGATGAAAAAGCATATTAGCGTTACCATTTTTGACCAGTTTCTGGTAAATCTCTTCCCGCATAGAGTAGGATCTGTAGTTGAGGGCCAACCTGAAGCCGTCCCTAGTAGCCCTATGCAAGCCCTGGACTTTGTTGCCAACGGTTACGGAAGGGACGGTGGAGTTGCCCAGTTGGTCAATGAGGGTACCAGTATTCCATTGGTTACCCCTGATCCAGTAGCCCACGCCCTTCATTCTGCCGAGTTGTGAGCCTACGGAGTACCACCCGGCCTTAAGACGCCCCACATGGGCCTCCACGCGCTTGGAATAGGCTTTCACGGCGCTACCATCATCATCCACAACATATCGGGTTCCGAACTTCCCTGCGGCCTTCATGTTAGTGAAGTATTCAGGGATTGAGGTTCCACCTCGCTCGCGCTGGTGGATAGATTTGATTACGCCAGTTCCCTTGTTGTATGAAGCAAGGTTAACAAGGCCGGGACTCATTGCGGCGTTCTGTTGGGCAAACTCCCACTCTTGAAACTTCTTCCATAGCCCAGGGAAGTTGTCGCCATCCTTGAGCCAAGAGGGGAGCATAGGGTTGGTCAATTTCTTGCGGGCGCGGAGCCAAGCGCCAAATACGCCTTCGTTGCCATACTGTAGGATCTCCCCGGCCCCAACATACTGGAGGGGCAGGAAGATACTCTTGATCTGGGATTGAACTCGGTCTTTGCCGTTTAGTTGAGCGCGAGCGCTACGGCCGTCCTGCCCCATACCACCTTCCCAGGGCATAGTGAAGTCCAGCATATCATCGCAGAACAGGCGGGCTTGCTTCTTGAGGAGTTTGGATACCTTTGTACCCATGACGATGCAGTAGGCGCCAAGGGTCTGGCGAAACTGCTGTTCGTTGGTGACTACCCCCTTCTTGACGGTAATCGTACCGTTTGGGGTGATCATTGTTCCTTGGTCTGAACCTTGGCTACAAGCCAAGCAGACGGAGGACGATTGGCAATAGCCACGATGCGGTAGTCCTGCCCATCGTAGTTGATGATGTTGCCGTAGGCAAACAGGCCGGGATGGCTGGCCGCAACGGTACGCAGAACCTTTACTTCAAAGGTAGTGGAATTAAGGAAGCCCCCGGTTTCCATATCCTGGAGTACCATAGGCTGGGTAATCTGTGCCTTAAACGCAACAGGAGTGCCTCCAGGGACATTCTTGATCGTGATGTCCTTACCAATCTCATTGAGGATGGATTGGGCATCAGCCGTGAACTCGTCCCAGATAGACATACCGTTGGCCTCTGGTCAAAAGAAGAGGCCCACCACTTGTGTGGTGAGCCTCTCTGCATTGGCGCGGCGAGGGGGAGACTTTCCCCCTCTGAAACTTACACGAAGGTGATCTTCTGGAGCGCGTCCGGGTTGCCCTTCGCAGAACCGACGAGCCAGTTGGCCGACAGTTTGTGAAGACCAGCCGACCAGTCGTACCAGTAGCGGAGAGCGTACGAGAACTGGCTGTCCGGGTCGGTGACAATCGTCTGTTCGCCACCACCAGTCGTGGGAGCGGCAGGAACGCGGGTCACAACAACGAGACCTTCCTTGCAAGAGACAACACCATTGAGACCATCCTCGATACCAGCGACATCAAAGCCGTTGTACTCGAAGAAGTCAACGCCGTGGATCATACCGAGGCGATTGCCACGGATGACATCAGTCGTGCCGATGGAGAACGCCTGGGCGATCACCGGGTCGGAAATCAACTGCTGGTAAGCGTCGGGGCTGATAAGAGCCGAGCGGCCTTCCTGGGGGAGGTTTGCCTTGGTCAGGCTCTTGGCGATGTTGGAGACCGCAATGCGGTTGAAACCAGACTGGGCGCCAGAATAGCCATCAGCGAAGTCGCCGTCAACCTTGGTAAGAACCTGGTCGAAGAGGGACTTAACAACAGCGTTAGCCATCGGAGCCATGAAGAGGCGACGGAGGCGTTCCATCGAGAGCGTGGCAACTTCGTAGTCGGTGAAAGCGATGGTGACATGCTTCTGATCGACGAGGGTAACAGGGACATCCGTGGAGACGGCGTCCTGTTCAACGAAGCCAGTTGAGCGGGCGTAATTAGCGGCCGTGAACTTGCCAGCGTAGCGGGTGTGAACCGTGGTACCGCGCTCGGCAACATAGGCGCCGAAGTCGGTGACCGCGATCTTGGTGAGGGGCTGGAGTTGCGGGACAAGCGTCCGCAGGGACTCTTCAGCCACCAACTGGAGGGTCAAGCCTCCGATTGCATTAGACATATTAGTGTTTTAGGGTTTGAGGGTGAAAGTGATTAGGAAACAGTACCAGTAACCTTTTCAAAGGAACGCTGGGTAACTTCAGTTCGGTAATTATGCGTATATCCGATTTCAAACTCCATAGGGCCACCAGGAGGGCTGGTTTCCGTGAGTTTGATACTGAAGGTAAGACTGGTAACCCCGCTATTAGCGTTGGCGTCAGCCACGATCTGAGACCATGATGCGGTCAGCAGAGAGCCGATTTCAGCGGTAAGTGATGCAGGGAGAGCCATTTTGTATTAGCGAATGCCAGCGGCCTGGAGAAGCGCAGACTTGTTAAGGTCGTAGAACTTCTGGGCGGCCTTGGGATCGGACTTCTTGAGGAGCGCCCATTCTTGGGCAATCTCATCGGGGGTCTTGGAAGAAGTGGAGGCTTCAACCGGGCTGACTTCAACCGGGTCAACGCCAACCGAAGCGGCGATAGAGGCGGCTTTCTTGCCAGCGGTCTGGAAAGATGCTTCAAGAGCGGTATACTTCTTGGCGGCCTCGGCGATTGCGCCTTCAAGTTCAACAATCTTGGCGGCCATCTTTTCAATGGCGCCAGAGGCGTAAGCAACTTGAGAAGCGGATTCAGCCAGTTCGGCGTCCTTGGCAACGAGGGCTTCCTTGGAAGCGGCAAGTTCGACGGACGAGGCTTCGGCTTCAGCGGCCTTCCCGGTGAAGGCTTCCTTGAGCGAATTAAGGCGTTCTTCGATGGTCATAGCGGTATTGCTGTTAGCCTGATGTCAAACGATGTACTCGGACAGGACATCTTCGATGCCGCTTACGATCCCAGTCACAAAGCCCTTGTCAGCGGCCTTTTTACCCACAAAAGACTGGCCTTCCATATCCTCGTCTTTAACAAACTTTCGGACAGATTTGACCGTATTTTTGAATTCGGCGTGGGTTTCATTGACATCATCCTGAAGGTACTCGCGCTGTTCTTTTGAAAGACTGGTGCCTTCCATGCCAATAGCCTTGTACTTTCCGCTCTTGATGACCTCCATCTTAACGCCATCCATCGCATAGGCTTCCGACACATCGGGGAAGGCCATGTAGACCCCAACGGAGCCTACTTCAGCAGACTTGGTGATATTGAAGCGCTTTGCCTGGGAGCCTAGGTAATAGGCGGCAGACTGGCAGGAACGCTCGGAATAAGATTCGCAATGCTTCGGCATCGTGCGGATCTTTTCTGCAAGTTCGCCTAGACCTTCGGTGCTACCCCCAGGGGAGTCAAAATCTAGGACAACCTTCTCAACGGCCGTGTTAGCAATGGCATCGTCAATGTTTGCGGAGATGTCATCAACATCCACCGAATTACACATCTTCTCGATATCAGATAGGCCACGCCCGATGACACCCTTGACCGGGATAATGGCGGTCTTGCCAACAATCTCCATCTTGGGCTGTTCGCCAAACATCATCTTAAGAATCTCGGAGACCTCGGATGCATTAGTGTCCGTGGTGATCTCAAGAGCCTGGAAACGATCAATGTGAGACTTTGCAATTGATGGATGAATCATCAGGGGTCGCCCGGTCTTCATCGCTTTGATAAGATGTCGCATATGGTATAAAAAATAAAAAGAAAAATTAGTTACCCTGTGGGTCTTCAAGTTCGTCCGACTCGGCATCATCCTTTTCAGTCTGCTTGCCTTCGTTGGATACCTCTGCGCTGGACTTCTCGTCCAGGTCTTCATCCACATCTTCGCCTTCTTCCTTTGGTTCCTCGGCGGTGATGTCCTGAAGGGCAACATTGGTGGGCTTGATAAGCATCCAAAGCGGGACATCGTATTCTTCAGCCATGTCCTTGAAGAGTTTGGCTTCAATTGCGCGACGACGAACCATCGTGGAGAAGTGTTCACCCTCCTCAATGCAGTTGTCACCGATGGTCTTGAGACCGTACTCAATGTCGGCGCGGTTCTGGGCGGCGTCGCGTCCAGCGTCAACAGTCACAGATTTCGGGGTAGTCCACAGAACCTTGTTCCAGGACTCACAAGAAGGCACAGCACCAGAGGTGATTGCATCGCCCATCACATAGCCCCAGACAGGGGTAAGAAGTCGATTCATCAAGACGGACTGGAAATGACCGAATTTGCGAGCGGCTTTGGCAACGATTAGGCGCATCGAGGCACCGCCAGCCTTGGCCGGGTCATGGACAAACTCATAGGGCAAGATGCCAGCAAGTGAGTCGCGGATTAGATGCTCCATAAATCCGTTAAAAGTCGGGTTGGGGCGATTTGATACAAAAGATTCTAATTTTTCGCCTGGGCTTAAAGCCAGGATCTTGCCACCGATGAAGGTGGAAGCCTCATTGGGATCAGTAAGGCCATCCCCCACGGATTGCGGGCGCATACCAAAGGCTTCAAAGTCAGATTGAGCGCCGTCGAACTGGGCAGTCTCGCGAGTAAGGGTACGCACGATGTCGCTGTTCATCTTAACGGCAAACTTCTCAAGGCTGATGATTTCCAGCATATCAACGATATTGTTGATCGAGTGCTGGAGGGGGCTATACGCGCGGGCGCCTGAAGCCACTTCTGGTTCGTAAATGTGCATCACAGCGCCAGCAGGAACGCGGCGACTAGATCCATCGGAGCGCATGATATTGTACCACTCTGGCTTGCCGTACTTTCCAAACTTAATGCCATCCGTTTCGTCGGGAGGGGGAGCGCCGCTTTGGGCGCTTGAGACTCGGTGGGCTTCGATAATCTGTAGTTTAGGCAGACTAGATCCATCGCGTGTCTTGATAATAAAACATTCGCCGTCGCGATAGACTAGGCGGGTGATGATGTGCTGAATCTCGTAGAAGTTGAAGCGCCCGGTGATGTCACAGGGATTACGCGCCCAGTCATCGAAATACTCTTCGTACTGCTTATCGGCCATTCCAGACCCAGTACGAGCCGTAGCCTTGATGCCACCACCAACGCTGTAGAGCGCCATATCGGACAGAACCTGACGGATGATGCCAGAGTTTAGTTCCATCCAGCGCATTTTGCGCGTGGTCTCCAGGCGATCGAAGACCGTCATGGTCTTCTTGAAATCGGTGGGCCACGAAGACCAGATCCAAGAACGCTTGTTGCTGAACTTTGCGGACTCGAAATTTGAGAAGATTCCAGGGCCGCCTGTGGCCTGTTTCTTCAGAGGTTCAGACACGCCAGATTTACTGGGAGTCTTGGTAGTCTTTTTGCGCGCCATAGGTGTCAGAGTCCCCGGAAGTTATTCAAAAGGTTGCCAACTCGGCAACGATCAATTGCTCCGTAAACTTCTGGCAACTTGAGTTGCAGGGCATAACGGCATTCTAGGAGGATCGTTGGGGGGTCAATGGGCCAGTCCTTGCGGATATCCGTACCGCTATCACGGTATTCCATGATCGTCTTGCCTTCTTTGACAAGAGCAACGGCCTTGGTCTTAATCTCTTCAATATCAAGCACATCAAGGGTCATAAAGATGCCCTTGGGTGAGGTAGACCCACGATAATGCACGAATGCCATATGTGCTTGCCGCTGGTCAAAAGGATAACCTGTCCGCTACCACAACAACAACACCGCTTGAGAGCCACCCAGGCGAATATATAGCGGACAGGCTACTCCTTCACCTTTGCGTCCCCTTCGGGTTTGTCAACAGGCTTTTCGTCTGCGGCGTTCTTATTCTTACCGCGACCAACCAGTTTTGCCATCAAGGCGGGAAGGATGCCCATAACTTCGCAATCGAACAAGTGGTTGGGTCGATCGCCAATCTGTACCCAGATGGGGCGCCCAGTCTCCCCGGTGGTGCGGTGTTCGGACTGCATCTGCTTGCGGTAGTCATCCCCTGCGTCCTGGGCGTAGGTGTGGTGTCCAGCCCTACGAAGGCGGGTAAGGGTATCTTTCAGCACCAAGTTTGAGAACATGAACATACGGCAGGACTGCTTGCCAACCTGGATGACCTTGGCTGGAGCATAAGGACGATAGGCCATCTTCAGGCCGTAGGGTGTCTGAACTCGCCAGGGGAACTCGTTGTTGCCAGATCCCTTGGTGGCGTTCCAACCATATGTGGCGCAATTGCGGTAGACCTCATCCATATTGGGGCCGTCACCAGAGTCCACAAAAACGAAGTTAGGACTTACCTTGTACTTGGTCTGTTCGTTGCGTACCTGTTCCCAAGTATCTAGGTAACCCCACCAGATAAGCCGGGATCTGCCTTCAATATTCCACGCTCGGATAAGGGCAAAGAAGCCGCGTCTCTGCACATCAACGGACATAAACCGTAGACGAATGAAATGCGGTGAGTTATACATCTCGTCTGTAAACGGAGGGGGAGTAAGCCTGTTCTGGTAATTAGAGCCTTCCTCGATCCATTCCTCCTGCATCATGTATCCGCTGGGCAGGACTTCGCCGCCGCCGTCATCAGGATCATCAGACCAGGGAAGTGCTAGGCGCTTCTGCTTAAAGTCCCGGCGCTTGGTCTCATCTCCACCTTGGTCGAACGCCTGGGCGGCTTCAATTGCTTCAACGGCCAAGTCCCCCCACGAAAGCCCCCATAGCATTGACAGGGCATTAAAATGAAAACCTCGGCGCCCTTTGGGTGCGGCCGGGTTAAGCGGCACATACTCACACTTCATCTCCGAGCGGACGCTATTGCGGTCAAGGTGCGAGTGCTTGCATTGCTTACACTCGTAGGTTGTCCCAGCCTTGACACCGTCAAGATCCCACCCGTTTGCCGTCTTGGCTGACTCTGGGTACTTGATCTGCGACCACTCAAAAGGCTGGCGAGTGTTGCAAGACACACAGGTGAAAGACCATTCGCACCTATCTGTAGAATAAAATAAATCGGTAAACTCATCACCATCCACGCCCCCTTGCGAGACGAAGACTGACTTACCCTGCCAAGTAAATGCCGTGCGTCGAGCCAGCGCTTGCTTGAGGTGACCCTTGGGCCATTGCCAACACTCGTCACCACCTAGGAAGCGGATGGATCGGCGCTGAAGGTTGCGCTCATTGTTTGCACCCAGCACCCAAGTGACATTGCGTTCAAACTGGGTGGTGTGCCACTTGCTACGATCAATCTGGGAGATGCGGTCTTTGGTGGGCGGCGTGTTATCCCATAACGGACGGAGGCGTGTCTGTTGCCAGTCTTGCGCGTTCAAGTCCACATCCTGGAGCAGGAGCATTGGGCCTGGAGTTCGGGACGGAACAAAGGCAGACCACAGTTCCAGCACCATTGATTTACCGCTCTGGACATTGCCCATGACCACGATGGTCTCAACCTCTGGGTCTTGGAGCGCCCGAAGGATAGGGGCAAGATATGGGGTTGACTCTATGCGGAATGGCCCCGGTTGTGGGGAGTACGGCACATTCTTGATGTTCTTCTCCAACCAATCGATGATATCTCCGTCCGGGTCTGGCGCCAGCAGACTCCGAAGGGCATTCTCAAACAGGATCTCCGTTGGATTCGATTTCATCTGGTTTATCGTTTGCGACTTCTTCTTTCGGAGTTTCCAGTACCACGATTTCCTGTACTGCGTCCTTGGCATCCTCGGACTGGCCCGATAGACGATTGAGGATATTGGTGACCTCGGTGTCGATTGCTTTCATCGCCGTGCCTGGAGCGTCAGGGTTTGCCTTGACCGCAATCTTGGTGGACAACTGGGTCAGTTCGTTGCGTATGGACAGGACTACCTTTCCGAAGCGCTCGATGGCGGTCTGGGTCTTGATGTACTCTTTGGCGGCTATGTTGCGGGCGTGGAGTTCGCGCTCCAGCGCCACAAGCGTCTTCACCAATTTGTCGTAAGTTGCGTAGGATTTGGACTGGTTCGGGTCTTGGTTCCGTAGGTCATCCTCGTACTGATCGTAGGCTCGCGCTTTCAGACGGCGGTGCTTCTCAACAATCTCGGCAAAGTCCTTATCGTCATCCTCGTTCTGTTGGTCTGGCGTCAGGTGCTGATCCCGGCGAGCGGAGCGCTCATGGTACCACGCCTCGGCATCCTCGATGGATGTAATGGGCATCCCTTGACGGATGAATCCGTTGATGGTCTGTCGCGCAAGTCCAAGGCGCTCCGCAATGTCTACTGGTCTGACGCTCATTTCTTCCTGTTGTTTGCCGCGTGTTTAAGATTTTGGCAAGTCCGTTCGGATCTCATGTACACGCTCGGTTCGATACCTAGACGCTTCTGCACCTGTTTCACCCTCCAGGATATCGTGGCCTTGGATACGCCGTACTTCTTCGCCACATCGGCCATCGACTTGTAGTTGCGGTAGCCTAGGGCGATGCGGACGCAATCGTTGTTCATCATCACCTTTGGTTCGTACTCGCAGTCGAACGATGCGATCACCTTGGCGATGATGGAAGACAGCGGGCCAAACACGGATTCCTCTTCCTCTTCCTTCTTGGTGGAAAAGGCCAACTTGTCCGCAAATGAGTCTCCGTAGATGTATCGATGCGGGACGGCTGGTGTATCGTCGAAGTAATCTTGAGGGTTTACCCCGGCGGCCTTGAGGGCTTCAAGTTCCTCTGGACGCAGGGTCTTGACGAAGCGGTTCCACTCTTCGCCCATCTGTTGTCGGCTCATGGGTTCTTAAATTTCTCCAGTTGCTGGAGGACGAGCGCAAGTTCGGCGGCATCGTTGATTAACCATTGGGCGGCCTTCTTTGCCTTCTTGGGAATCCTTTCACTAGCCTGGGCGGCAAGGTACGCCTCAACCAAGTGCTGGGCAATATTCGATACCACTTCCTTGGACGCATCTAGTTGCTCCAGTTCGGAAGAGGTGAATCGGGACATGATCGCCAATGTGCGTATCTCCTACCCGGCCGTCAAGGTGTAAAGGTTAAGCCTGTCTTTGGTGAACAGGCCATGCTTGATGCAGAGACGCACGATGTTCCAGGCTTTGTTGGAGTTCAGGTTCTCGCCGTACACATCGTTCCAGCATTCGGCAACCTGATCTCGGAGCCGGGTGCAGGACATCGGCTCCTGGGGAAGCATATGGGTGATCGCCCTTACCTGGGCAACCTTCTCCTGGGCCTTCAGGATCTTGGTTGAGTTCAGGGCGTTGAGGTGAGCAGACATCTGCTCGCGTTTGTTCTTCCACTTGGCTCGCCAGTAGTTGGCGTAGTGGGGGCGGCGCTTGCGGGTTTTGGGGTCGTGGGTCATGGAGGGGGGAAGGGGAGATCAAAAAGGGACTCCTTTCGTAGCCCCCGAAGGGAGGCGTACAGAAAGGGGAAGGCAAAGCCTGTACCCTTTTGAATATTACTATATAAGGCGTTAGCCTTATGTAATATTATGTGAGTATATATGAGTTGTTATACGCTGGGATAGATGTGAATCACAGATATCCCGGCCTATGTCAAGAATAAGGTTTTCAGCACAATACCCCCGCCTTTTTTCCGAGGTGCGCGGTCTTCGACCGCCTCCCCCCCCCTACCCCTAAAGAGATTCCTTGGCGGGGGATCGGGCGGCGGGCGGCGGCGGGCTGGCGCCGTCGA